GTTCCACCATTACCAGTATATGTAAATTGTGTCACATTAGATGATTTTTTAAATTCTAATTTCTTTGCTCTAAAGTTTATATTAAAAGGCGTATTAGTAGTATCTTCGTATCTTTCTATAATAATAGGATTAAATGATTCATGGGTAAAAATAAATGTGTCGGCTTGTTGGGCGTATGTAAACTCATGTATATTGTTTGCGGTAATGGGTATAGTTGGAGTTGTTGATCCATCTGTGTAATTGTTAATAGTTGTTACAATAGTTTGACTTGTTACATCATATACAACAATCTTATCTATCTGAAATAGGAAAAGATATTCTTGTGTTTCATTAAATACAAATGGTTCTACTCTAGCATGAGTTTTAGTATCAGTTAGTTCATCCCAATATAAAGTACCTGGCCTCCTAAATACTGATCCTTGTGATGTTATTAATCCGTTTCTAAGTTTTTGACAGCCAGCAGCATAAGCTGGTTGGTCTGTCCTTGCTTTCATACGAGGGTCCAATTCGCCTACAGTAAAATCTGTTTGTACAAATTTTATCTTTTTAGCCATTAGAATCTCCTAGCAAGTGTCCGTGAGTTACCTCTAAACTTAGCATATCTATCCATTCTTAATCTTTCAGATGTAGTTTGTTGAGCATCTACATTCCTTGCTAATAGATATTGTCTTTGTGCTTTTTCTTCAAAGAGTGCTGATTTGTTTTCATCTTCTGCTATTGCTCCAGCAAATACAGAAGCTAAATGAAATTGTAATGCTGTAATAAAGTATGGTGGAAATGTAGTTGTGTCTGGTCTATATGTATATTCAGCTATAACTTTGTCATTAACACCAGCATTACAGAATAACTTCTCTGTAAATATTTCGTATTGTATTGGGTTACCATTAACAGTAACGCCATGTATCATAATTGATTCTTGTGGTATTTGATAAGCAGCATCATACCTATCGTCATCTATTGGAGTTTCTGTTAGCCTTGATAACTGTGTTATGTTCGAGGCAAACCTCCATCGTGTCTGTGTGAGAGCTGTTCTTACAATATCTTCATACAGATTCTGTGCTACTTGGGATTCAGTTGTTGTTCCAGAAAACGACGAAATCGGTGATGCACCGATTAGAACCAATCCTCTTGAGGCTATGTCTATGTCACTCCCTGAGGGAGTTGAAGTTGTTGTTGTCATATTAATTATAGGGGTAGCTGCGAACGCTCACTACCCCTATCCTTTTTTGGTTAAGCTAACGCAGTAGTTGTTACGGTTGCATTGCCAGTAGTTGATGAAACTGTAATTACATCAACAGCAGCAGTACCTCCAGTAGCTGAAACAACAAGAATAATATCAAATTGTTTCAAATTGTTAGTAACATCATTAAAATAACCAGAGCCAGTTATAGTACCAACGGCATCAGCTGATTTGTAATACCAAATAGCTGGTGAAGTACCACCGACTTTTTTCAATTCTGAGTCTGATAAAGCCATGTTTTACTCCTATACCGATTCGTCTATAACGACTTCCCATATACCAGCAGTATCGACAGCGATCGATCCCATTGACATATAAGAGGTTACAAGGTTACTAACTTTTTCTGGAATGTAGTTTACTTCCGTTCTAACATCCGATCCTGTAGCAGTACCAATAGCTGATTTGTGGTAAGCAAAACATTTTCTATCATTAGTTGAGATAGGTAATGCAGAGTGCATAAAGAATGTAAAGCCTAGCCAGTTTTTAGCTGTGACACCACTTGGGAAAGGTAAACCGCCAGCGCCAATGTAGTCTGTGTTAACAAACTCATCGATACCTAGTAGGTCAGCCCATCCCTCTGGAGATACAATAAAGTATCTGTTTCCATCGTCAGGGATGTCAGCTTCGTTCATGGCTACAAAAGTAGATAATACTTTAGCTTTTGTAAGACCAGCTGAACCAGCTGCAATAGTTGAACCGTTACCAGCGTCAAGAGCAGCAATGATAAGGTCATCAGTCTTTCTTCCTAATGCGTTTGCAGCATTAGTAGCGACTACTTGTCTTTCATCAATGTTTGTCTTGAGTAGGTCTAGTGTATCAATGTAGTCAGCTGCATAGTAATCAGACAATGTGACATCTACATTAGTATGTACGAGGTCCATGCTTGACACTTCTGCATGTCTTGACTTAGTGACCGCCTCACCTTTGCCGACTTTTTGGAATCGAGCTGTTGAGCCAGTTACATTGTTCACTTGGCGAGTTGTGTTTCTGAGTTTAGAACCAGCTCTTTGATAAGCAAGGTGGACTTCACTCTCGAACTGCGTAATAAACGCTTGATCTATAGTTAATGCCATAGATACTCTCCTTTAAGTTAGAGTTAATAAAATACCTCCTGTTATCCTAATGTACTGGTTCCAATTATCCTAAGGAATAGGGTTGGTCATCTACCTTTGGGCAGTTAACACTAATTAATTATTTCTTGATTGTTCACGCAACGCACAAAGTACATACGGTTGTCATCTTCTAGGTCTATAATATCAAACTTATGGTAGAGTAAAAACTTCTTTAGCCCTTTTCTTCTTGAATCTGCTATGTTAAATATCAAATCAAAGTGTGTATTAAAGACTTCTACCCATGCTTTTGACTCTCTTAAGAATATAAACTTTTCTTTTTTATTCATGTTGTTAGACATTAAAAGCCATATTCTACCAGCATTTTTATACATCTTGTTGTTAACAGGAGGTGTATCTCTAAAGATTCCCCACATCATCATAGGCCCATGTTTGTTTACAGCTACCCATGATATATCTTGTTGATGTTCTTCTAATGCTTGGACACATGCTTCCATTGGCGTGCATCCAAGTAACTCACATTCTGCAATATCTTCGTTAGTTAGATTATCAGCTAGTTCTGTAACTAGCTGTAGGTCAGGTCTGAATATACTAATTACCACCTAGTTTCTGAAAACCTTGATTAACTTCATTAACAAAGTTTTCATCTCGCCTATTCTGATCCCAGTATCTTGGATCGTTCATCTTAGCCCTTAGATCATCTATAGTTAATTGCCCTGTACCTTTGTCTACTCCATCAGCAGTATTAACACTAGCTACTCCCATACCCATAACTCTTTCAAGGAAACGAATACCAGTAGCAGATTGACCTAGCTGAACAACAATATCTAATTCTTCATTCTGAAAATTCTTAGATGCCCAATTTGTTACGCTATCTATTCTTGCATCAGCATTATCGCCTAGCTTTTTCTTTTCAGAATCTAAGTCTTGTTCGACAACAGTAGATTCAGCAAATTGTTTTATACCCTCATGGAATTGTTCATCATTAAATCCCTGTTCAAATGCTGTCTTTTTCCACCAGTCTAACATAGGATTAGCAAGTATATCTTCTTGTGTGAATCCCTCTATCTCTGGAATTGTATAAGCATTTTCATCTTCTGGTCTATCTTTCATTTGCTCTGCTTTAAGTTCACCTACCAGTTCTTCCTTAAAGTCATCTTTTCTTTTACCAATCATACCCTCTAATTCTGTATATGATTTAGCTAAAGCTATGTCGTCTAGCTTTCCATCTTTCCAAAACTTTTCTGGTACATGTTCAGGTCTGGTTGGAGTCTGGCTTTCGGTTGGTGCAGATTGGGTGGGAGGGAGATCGCCAGACTCCGTTGTTTCTTCTACTGCTTGTGGTTCTACTAAAGATTCATCATTCATTTGTTTGCTCCTTTGCTGCTTGATGTTGTCTTATTCTTGTTTCAATAACACCAACTAAAAACCTCTGGCCCTCTAAATGAAACAAAGCATCAGCTTTTATTTCTGGTCCAGCTACTCTTTCTGTTGTTATTGATTTTAAATATTTAAGTGTTTCAATTCCATGTGGTGTTCCGAAAGTAGTAGCCAATAAATCATTTAACAAATCATTATCTTTCTTACTTGTTTCATATCCATCAGGACCCAATATCTTCTGTTGTTTGGTCATTTGGTATAGCTCCCATCTGTTGTGCCTGTTGTAAAACTTGCTGTCTATCAGCATCAGTCATTAACAAATCCTCTGGCACGGAGAATTTTTTAGCTAAGAATTTAGCAACTTCATCACCTTTAACTAACATAGGTAACATCTGTGGTCCAAACCTAGCCATGACCAATTCTAAAAATCTATCTACTGATGCAATATCAGTTTGCATTTGTGCTTGTGCTAATGGAGAGATACTTACTACTTTAATTTCTCTGCCATTAATCTGTGGTACTTCTATTCTACCCTGTTTCTTAAGTATGTGTATAACTCTGCGTAAGATTGGAGTGACCAGCTCTGCTTGTAATCTTCCAAAGGCTGATCCAATTCTTCTTGAAAGGTCTGCCATTCTTTCTGCAATTTCTGTTGCAGAGGCTGGGGTTTTGTTTGGATCACCAAGCATATCATTGTATAAAGCTCTTTTGATATTGTTACGCATATCCGATAGGATAATATCAGATATTCTAAAATCACCAGCATTTTGTATTGGTTGGAGTCCAGACGAGCCTGGAGCTTTTGGTATGACTGTACCCGGCAATAACTGTATTGTATCTGTATTAACAATACCATCATCTTCGAGTTGGTATATACCTGAGATAGCCATCTGCGCATTTTCTAATATCATCTCCACAGTTAAATTAGTAGTCTTGATTGCTGCCATAGCGTTCATCAATGGTCCACGACCGTATACTTCTCCAGCACATTTACCCCAACGGAAACAAATATATGGATTAGAACCATTACCATCCATTTCTCTATGGACTATCTTACGCTTTTCTTCTTTAACTATAACACAGAAATGATATTTCTCATCAGGTAAAACAGAATAATCTCTGTATACTGTTTCTACTATTGTAACTTTTCTATCAGGATTTCTTTCGATATTCATTTTCATATCTTCTGATACATCAGCATCAGGATATGCAATAGGTATATCTCTATATCGTACTAATCTTTTCCGATATATCGTGTCAATATCGTCTTGAGGTCCTGTGTCCAAGCAGATATGAGGGAGCGGAATTGCTGTAAAGTTGACAGGGTTAATTGCGTCACCTTCTTCCACAAGTAAGCAACCTGTTCCAACAGCCAAGTCCAAGAAGCTTTCATGTACTTCTTGATTAAAGTTGGAATTTTGCAGAACTTCAAATACATATTCTGTAACATCATCGAGAGCTTTGTTAACATCTAATCTTTCCTCCTCAGGAACTTCTTGTCCTCCTACTAAGTCAGCCCATCTGGCAAAGTTGGGAACAATTCCAGCTTGTAGTCTTGAAGCAAACTCTTGTACTCCTACTACAGCTGTTTCATCAAAAATTTTGTCATGTCTATTTGCACCTTGAGATTCTTGAAAGAAGCTTTCTCTTTGTGGTAGTGCATATTCATAACATTCTTCAAAGGTAGGAGTCCATAATTGTTTAGTAGCCTCCGCTTTAGTATACCTTTCGAGTATTTGTTTTACATCATCTACCATAGTCTATGAGCCTAGAGGATAACCTCTACCCCCACTCAATCCACTAATAAGTGATCGTCTACCAAATCCAGATTGCAATAATCTTTCGGCTTCCGTTGCCTCAGTCTTAAGTCTAGTACGCTCGTCTAGCTCTCCCTTTAGTTGAGCTGCTCTTGCTGCTTTTGCGTCTTGACTTTCCTTTGGCGGTTTTGGTGTTTTTATACACATATTTTTTCATCCTTTAAGCATTGGTAGTAACAATTAGAAATTGAGCAACGCACATTACTTTTTCATCCAGAAGTTTAACAGCAATACTAGGAGTGCTGCAATACCAAATATATCAAAATAAGTAAGTGTCATTAGAATTTACTCCAGAAACTTTTTTCTTTTTTTCTAGCTCTTTTCTTATCAAATGGATTAAAGGATGCCTTTACTTGAAAAGCATCCCTTAATGCGTTCCCATGTGTTATCCCTCTGCCCTCACCAGAACCTAGCATCAGGTATTGTAGGGCATCATGCACATGGGAGAATCTGTTTTTGTTTGGTGTTTCTTGGTATCTTTCCTGTCCTGTTACTTGTAATCTTCTATAGTGATAGCCACCATCAAACCCAGCTATAAGTTCTTTACATCTTTTATCTATGATTACTCCAGACTGGCCCTCAAGCATACGAGTTAGTCCAGCATTTACAGACTCTAACCTTAGACTTACATCATTACTAGGTGCTGGATAGACTTGTACTCCAGCTCCTCTCATTATCTGGAATGGTGTACTCTCATCAGTCTGCGCTCTGAAGTCACCAGCTGGATCACCCCACATTTGTAGGTCACAACCCTGATAATTCTGTGCAATCTCTTGTCGCATTAGCTCTGCAAAGCGTACAATACCCATGTCAATACACACAACTTCCTTTAATATGTTCCATCTTCCACGAATTTTTTGGGCAAATACGGCAGCTGGAGTCAATCCAAAGTCCATACCTACATAGACTGTATTGCCATTTGCCACCGGTATATGTTCTTCTGCTACATGAATGAGCTTATTAAAG